CGCCACTCTCTTCGGCTCGTATCTGTCTCTGTTCAGCATCGTTGCTATTACCCCCCCCGATCCGTATACATCGGTAGTCGAGTGTCTGTTAGGACTCAGCCTACCGACTATCTCGATTTCCACCGCTTTCGGCTCTTTGTAATCTCTTGTGATCTTTATCATCCACCTTCACTCCCACATTCAGAGGATCTTTGTAGTCTCTGCTTCGGACACTCGGTGCTGAGTCTTCGTATTCCATTGGCTTTCCCTCGATTCCTGAATAGCCTGTTTCAAAGCAAGCCACGCACATCTCTCGACCCCCCCCGCCAGCAGTATCAAGTGTCTCGGTGATACTGTCAGGAGGATATGTCTGTGTATTCCTGTGGAAACCATCCCTGTGGGCGATCATACGAATTTCAGTCTTTGGATCTGTGCCGAAGACAGGAAATACTTTGGCATGACTTCCTGTGGCTGATCTAAGACATCCGACAGTGTAGATCCTTTCCCTGTGCTGGGGTACTCCGAAATTCGCTGTGTCGAGATTCTGCCACTCGATATCGTACCCAAGTCCATCCATTTCCATGAGTATTGCGAGATAGTCTCTTCCCTGGTTGCTCGATAGCATTCCCTTAACATTTTCATAGATAAGCCACTTGGGTCGATCTTCTTCTTTGGTTTGCCTGACAAGGTCAAATACCATTCTAACGAGTGATGACCTGTCTCCTTGCAGTCCGCTTCTGTTTCCGGCAACGGAGAAGTCCTGACAGGGTGCTCCGAAGCACCAGCAGTCGGCTCTAGGAATAGTCCGATAGTCAATTGCTCGTATGTCGCTTGCGTACCATTCGCCATTTCTGTATTCCTCCTTCAGTATTTCCTTCTGCCTGTCCTTGAGAGGGAGAGTGGCAAGGTATGCCCTCTGTTCCTCGGTGATCAGGTGCATGCTTGTGTAGGATGCCACTGCAAACTTGTCGAACTCGCAGAAGCCTACGCATTCATGCCCTGCCAGTTCCATTCCTCTGCGGAAACCGCCGACTCCGGCAAAGAGATCTATAAACTTCATCTTCCCTCCTCCCAGTATCCGCATATACGGCACAGATTATCAAACTGTTCTTCGGTAATTTCCTCTAAGTAGTTGTTCCTGGCGATGGCATCCATCGCATTTTTCTTGGCAACGTAGTATGCATTGCCCTTTCTCCACCGACCATGCTTGAACCAGTCGTTCAGCACGATCTTGTCCTTGTCCGCAGCAGTCTCGCTCCCCTTCAGCAGTGCGATCCTGTCTTCGGGGAAGCACATCTGCCTGTTGGCTTGGAGTGTCTCTGTGTTCCATGCCATAGGTCAGAACGGAAGATCCTCGTCCGTTATGTACGGATCATTCTGTGTGCCGAAGTCTTGTGAAACCTCGCTGGCAATGTCTTTCATCGAATGAGACTCTGTTGCCACTGTCCTTGCTTCGGATGCCTGTTTCTTCTCCGACAGTATCTTCACGTTATCGCACACTACATCAGTGGTGTAGACAGTAGCACCGTTCTTTTCGTAAGAGCCAGTCTGTATTCTGCCATCCACACCAACGATCATCCCTCTCTTAGCGTAGCGTTCCATGTATTCTGCGGACTGTCTCCAAGCGATGCATCGGATGAAGTCAGCCTGTGATTCCTGCTCATCCTTCTTCTTCTGTCTGTCACAGGCAACGGTGAATGTTGCCATGCTGAGTCCCGAAGAAGTGACACGGACATCAGGGTCTTTTGTAAGTCTGCCCACAATCACTGCCCTGTTAATCATTGTTTCATTTCCTCCTGAAGTTTTTTGATTCTGTCTATAGTTGATTGAGATGCAAGCATTTCTTCCTTCTGCTTCTGCATATATGACGGCATCGGAACTACTGCACCAGTCTGTTGCTTCGGTGGCTGAGACTGCTTCTCTCGGTCTTCTTTATCCCACCGTCTGAGTCTTGCTTTCCAGTCTGATTTCCATCCGGCACTTTCGTAGTAGTCGAAGAAATACTTTGGATCGACAACCAGATCGTTCTCTGAAACAAACGATTCAATATCAGCGAGTGTGGGTGGAGAAAAGGAGTGTTTCTGATTGCTCTCCGTATTACTTATATATTCTTCACACACTATATTGTTACTTTGTTTCTTTGTTATATTTGTTCTAGTGTTGTCGGTCGTTTGTCGGTCGTTTGTCGGTGATTTGTCAATTCTTTTGTCGATTGGCTTGTCGATGTCATCAGGCAAATCTTGATATTTGCTATACTGGGTAATAGAAATTAACGTTCCGTAGCCTGTCGATTTTGTTGTCACTTCGTTTGTCGATTTTAGGTGTTCTAACGCAGTTCTCACAGAACGTACAGATAAGCCTGTTGCCTTGGCAATTCCGCTCAAAGTCTCCAAAGTCTGCCCTCTTCCGATATCAATTCCACGCCATCTGTTTGGTTTCCAGTTCGCCTTTAAGAGAAGGTACAGCCACACCGTGACTGTCTTTGGGTCGCTGTACCATTCCCACTCAAGCATCTTTCGATGCAATACAATAAATCCATTCTCGTTATTCATTCTTTTCTTCTAAAGTTGTGATCGTGATGCAACATCTCGGCATCTTGTCGGTGTAATTCTTTTCTGCTACAACGGAAGCAACCATCGCATCGTCCGTCCATGCCACACCATTCAGACCATCGAAGACAGCCTTGATGATGTTGTCGATGTCAGGCTTCTTGCTGACAAATCCATCCACGGCTGATGCTTTTTTCTTCTTGCTCCACGACTTCGGTATCGGAAACTGTGCATAGATGTCCACTCTCACAGGAACATCAATCGGAACGGCATCAGGATAATCGTTCATGAATGTTGTGCGGATGAGATTCTCATACCGAACCGTCTTCTCGGGAGTGTATGCTCTCGGATGACCGCCACGGACAGACATTCTCGGTCTGCCCTTGCCGACAGGAATGCCAGGCACTTGGATTGTCATCATTATCATTCTGATACGACCTCTGCTTCAATGACTTCGCCAGTGCCCTCGTCAGCAACGAACTGTGTGTAGTCTGTCTCGTCCTTGACCGTGTACATGTCCTTGGAAAGATCCGTCTTGATTGTCTCGTCAGCGGACAATGCTCTCTGTACTTCAACTGACAGCGGTGCATACTTCAGCACCTTCTTGATGACCGTCTTCTTTGCCATCTCGTCAAAGTTGGATGTCCACGGTGATGAAGAACTACTGAATGCCTTGCTGAATTTCTTTGCATGGTTCTTGATGTCCTCGACACTCATGACTTCAAAGCCGAAGTCTTTTCCGTTCTTCCAAATCGCATAGTAAGCAATGACCTTGCCACGGTTTTCCATCGCAGGTACATGCACAAGATTCGGTTCTAAGCCATAGGAATACTCAAACTTGTCACCTTCGTAGACCTCATGTGCCTGAACGTTCGTACCGTTTCTGTGAGCGAGATCGAGCAGACCCTTGTAGCCAATCTGATACTGAGTTTCCAGTGTTCCGTGATTCATGTACGGAATCAGATAAGCCTGTCCGAGCGGTGTGTTTGGTTCAAGACCGCACTGGGCAGCATTCATCATCGCTGCGAGGAATGACTTCGGTGTTGTCTCTGCCAGTTTCGGTGTTGTGGACAATGCATTCAGAGTCAGTCTCGTAAACTTCTCTGGTGTCATGACTTGCGGAAGCACCTTTTGTACTTCTGGCATCATTGCCTGAACGTAATCCTTCATTGTCTTCTGTGGTTTTGCTACTGATGTTTTCTTTGCAACAGTCGGTGTTGCTGCCGTTTTAATTTCTGCCATTTTCTTTCTCCTTTACTGTAAATACTCTTGTTCCTTTGGCATTTGTCTTCCATGAGACTGTATATTCATCGCAGATGCCCTTTTCAGAGTCTTGCATGACCGCCTTGAGTACGCTGTCGCATTCCCTGCGGATGCTCTCCAACGACTTAATTTGATGTGCTATTGCCACTCGGCTCTCAATCGTCTGCCGATAATCAGACAAATCCATCACCGCCTGAATGCTTTCAGGGTACATCTGATTGATGGTGTCTGCGGTACTTTCGGAATCATCGATGTCCGGCTCTGTGCCGTCCTGAACCATCTGCCAAAAGGCGATTGCCGATTCTAACATCTCTTCGATAAACTCATCGTTTCGGTCGATCTTTGTGATGTAGAAGTCACTGTCTCTCTTGGTGGCAAGATACCCTTCCGTGTATCCTGTCAGCATCAGATAGAACTGTACCTGTGCGTAGTGCATCGGTGGGACCTCTCCAGCGTTGTAGTTCATGCGGTTACGAGCGGAAGTTGTCTTGCATTCAAGAACGAACTTCTCACCGACACCCAGCCTGTCAACATGTGCCACCAGGAACGGATATTCCTTGCATGAGAATTCATATGTTGTCTTCTTGACTTTCTTGCCAGTCTTCATGCAGAACCGCTTTGCAACAAGTTCTTCCATGTTTGTTCCCCACCATACGGCTTCTTTATCGGAGATGTCTTCAACCTCGATCCGACCAGTCTTCTCTGCCCACAGGGTGTATGCGGACTTCCAAGGGTTAAGTCCAAGGATTGCCCCGATATCAGAGCCACCGATGAACTTATCCCTGTCAGCTGACGGATCACCACTCCATTTTTTCTTAGTTAGTTTCATTGCTTCACTTCAATCTTTCCTACGGTATATCTGCCGTAACCTTCTCCTCTTCTTGAGCCGACACCGATGAAGTTGCCGGACATCTGCACCAGTGCCAGAATCGTTTCCCTTGGGAATGTTCCTTCAAGGAATGTGATCTCAATGTCACATGTCCATCCCATGAACTGATTCTGCTGAGTCAGGACGTTAACCTTGTTCAGACCGTTGGTCATGGCAAGATGCTGATCGTAACCTGCCTGTGCGAATGTGATCGGATTCTTGACAGAGACAGAGACTGTTCTCTTCAGATCCGCACCAGACTTGCCAGTGCTATCCTTGAAGCCACAGCTGATGAATGTTTCTTTGAATGACTCTTGGAATGCTTTCCCAAGGATGCACGGAGCATTGTTCTCCATGTAGTTCTTCCATTCTTCCTCGTTGTAGAGGGAATAATCATCATCGTGATAGACAATCTGATCTCTCCAGTTGATGGATGTGATCAGCTTCTCCCACATGTTGTACGGTTGCTGAATGTCTGCAGGAATCTTTGTTCCCTTCGGATGAGACTGTTTGAAAATCTCCTCCCGCTCAAACGAACGAGCCTTTTTGTTTAGGATCAGATCGGATGTGCCGACCAGCTGAACCTTCAGCTTCGTTGTACGGATTGCTTCAAGACTGATTGTGGATTCTGTAGTTGTGTTGGTTTTTTTCTGTGTCATTTTCTTTCTCCTTTGCTTTGACAGTTTTCTGCTCGATAGCAGATGTATGGGAATATGCGTAGCGTTGTCTTGCATTGTTTTTTGATGTTGTGTCCTATAGTGTCTTGGCATATGATGTACACTGATTTGCTGCATTGTTCCCATACATCCACCATTGAGCGGTGGATGCGATGCTCTGTAGTGTTTTGCCTTGTAGTATTTTGTTGTGTTTTGCAGTGCAGTGTTATGTTTCTCTGCCTTTTCGGCAGATGTGAAGTAACAAGATATAAGATGTGCCGTAATGTGTTGCGATATTTTGTCCTGCATTATCCTGCTCAAGACTGTCCTGTTACCTCACATCCACCGAAAAGATGGATGCTGTATTGTCCTGTCGTTTTTTGCCCTGTTTAGGAATGTTTTCAAATGTGCTGTTATAAATATCACACTGTCTTCAGACAGATTTCTATTTGCTCGATAACCTCTTGCAACTCGACTATCTTCTGGTATCTGCGTTGGAATGCTTGCATCTCTCCGATTGCTTGGTTGAGCAGTCTCTGATACTCGTCCTCGTTTCGGACCGTAAGCACTACTGGCTTGTATGCTTGGTCTTCCCTGTCATGCTGAATGACTCGCAGAGATAGCGGCGGCTTCTCTTCCTGTGGCTG